TTTGCGGGCGAAATGGATTGAGGATTTAGAGCAGAACCAACAGATAGCCTCATGTTGCAGGCATCCCGAAAACCACGAGATCGAGGCATTTTACAGCAACGAGCAGGAACGGTTCCGGGGCGGGCGCGAGAACCCGCCGGATATTTATATATTTCATTGCACTTGCGGTCGGCAACACCGGCGCTTTTGCGTAGGCGGCGGGCCTCGGCCCATGTGGGAGATCAGGTAATGCCGCTTTATGCCTCGCGCGTGAAAGAAACCGCAACCACGACCGGAACCGGCACATTCACCCTTGCCGGGGCGGTTACTGGCTATCAGACATTTGTCAGCAAAATCCCGGTTGGCTCGAAAGTCGAATATGTAATTGAGGCGGTTGACGGCAGCGGCGTTCCGACCGGCGCATGGGAAGAAGGCGAAGGCACGCTTGCGACATCTTCCACACTGGCCCGCACCGAACTGATTGACAGTAGCACCGGGGCAGTTGTTGATTTTGCAGCGGGAACCAAGAATGTTTTCTGCACCATATCGGCCAAGTGGGTGAACCAGCTTGAAACTTATTCAACCAATCTCGTATTCCACATGCCGTAAGGAGCCTGTAAATGGCCGCAAACACCAAGCCAATTTTTACCCTCAAGGGCGACCCGTCCAACAACGGCACCACCGGCATGAACCAGTTGGTTCTAGCGGCCTCGACCGACTACACCGGCATCGACGCTGATACCAGCCTGATCTTCACTGCAGGCGCGAGCGGGTCATACATCAAGGGCATCAAAGCCAAGGCGGGCGGCACCAATACGGCCAGTGTGGCGCGTATTTACCTCAACAACGGTTCAACGCCCACGACTGCAACCAACAACACATTCTGGGGCGAACTGACGCTGCCCGCGACAACGGCTATCGCCACGGCGGCAACGGTTGAACCCTATTATCCTATTGAGCAGGCTATTCCTGCGACCTTCCGGGTCTATGTCGCCATTGCCACGGCAGTCGCGGCTGGCTGGGTATTCAATGTCGTTGGCGGGCAGTACGAGTAAGCCGACATGAGTTGGCAAAATTTCCTGCCCGAACAAAACCTGGCTGACGTTCAGATATTCAAGCAGGCGTCAACCGTTACTAACTTGCAGTGGTTGACATGGAAAAAGCGCCAAGGCGTTTCGATGCTCAGTATCCTGTGCATCGGGGGTGGGGCTGGTGGCGGAGGTGGTTTCACCGCAGCCGCAGCAGCCGCAAGGGGCGGCGGTGGCGGTGGCGGATCTAGCTCCATGACACGGGTTATCGTCCCGGCGCACTTGGTCCCTGATGTCCTGTACATTCAAGTCGGCGCTGGTGGCGCTGGTGTAGGCAGCGGTGGCGGCACGGCAGCCTCGGGTGTACTAAGCTATGTCGCTGTGGCTCCAAATACTACAGCGTCAAATATTCTGGCCATATCCGGCGCGGTAGCCGCAGTCGGTGGCACGACAGGGACAGGTGCAGCAGCCGGAACGGGTGGCGCGGCTGGAACAATCGGCGTCATAGGCTCCTGCCCTCTCGCGGGGCTTGGAAATTTTACCTTCATCGCAGGCCAAGCCGGGGTTAACGGTGGGGCGCAGACGGGCGCTAACGGGACCGCAATTACAATACCGACGACAAGCGTCTTGACCCAAGGCGGTTCAGGCGGGGCTGGGGTTACAACAACCGAGTTCTCAGGCGGAGCGATGACCGCGATAACCGACAGTTACTTGTCAGAACAACGGCCAGCAACCCCGGCAACGGGAAGCAACAATGGTTCAGGCGGGATTACACTTTGGAAGCCATTCTTTAATTTCGGCGGGCTCGGCGGTTCATCCTCCAACTCCGGCATCGGCGGGTTTGGCGGCAATGGTGGCTTCGGTTCAGGCGGCGGGGGTGGCGGTGGCGGAACTACAGGCGGCACTGGTGGAACTGGCGGCAACGGTCTAGTCGTTATCGTGGCGTGGTAGCGCCATGACACTCTCAACAAATTCATACCGTGGCGCGGGCGTTAACATCCAGATATTCGCCGCGCCCTATGTCACCCTTGCCACGTTCATTCCTGATCAGGTTTGGAAAAAGCCTGCGGGCTGTTCAATGGTCAATATCTATGCCATTGGCAGCGGTGCGGGTGGAGGTGGCGGGCATAGCGCAGCGGCGGGCGTCCGTCGTGGCGGTGGCGGAGGTGGCGGCGGTTCAGCCTCAACCCGGCTTACCATACCGGCCATCTTCGTACCTGACATGCTGCATATCCAACTCGGCGTCGGGGGCGCGGGCGGGGCGGCAAACAGCGCTGGTGCCCAAGGGCAGGATACCGTTGTCGGCATTCATCCCTTGCTTTCGGTGTTAACAAATATCCTTGTTGTCCATGCCACGGCTGATGCCACGGGCGGGGGCGGCGGCGGCAATGATAGCGAGGGCGCGGCAGGCGGCGCGGGAACCGCAGCAACGATTTCACTCATGCCACTGGCGGGCGCGGGCGTTGTGACCTTCAATGCGGGGCAGGGCGGCTCAACTGGCGGGGTTCGCGATGTCGGCGGCACGGCTCTTGCCATTCCGGTTACGGGTGCTACCTGCACCGGCGGCACCGGCGGTGGGGGTATTGAATCGGCGAACCAAGCGGGCGGGGCGTTCACCGCTATTACGGAAAGCCTGTTATCTGACAACCGTCCGATAGTTGGCGGTGCAGGCGTAGCAGGGCGAGACGGACGGACCCTGTGGAAGCCGTTCTTTAATTTCGGCGGCACCGGAGGCGGCTCGGTCAATGCAAGCGCCGGGACGAATGGCGGCATCGGTTCTTATGGCTGCGGCGGTGGCGGCGGCGGAGGTGGCACCACTGGTGGCACTGGTGGCCAGGGCGGAGGCGGCCTTGTAATAATTACATCGTGGTAACAGCCGGGGACTAAACATGCTCGGTTTCAATCCACTTTCAGACCTGCCAATATCGGAAGAAAGCAGGCATACGGCAGCAGGCGGCAATCCCGTCATTACCGCCGATGCGGGCGCATATACAATTACAGGTACGGCTGCCAACCTTGAGTTTGGCCGCCTGATAACTGCGGCTCCCGGCTCTTACGTCATCACCGGCAGCGATGCGGCGCTTGAACGCGGCTTTGAAGTTGCCGCGGCAAGCGGCTCATATACCATCACCGGCACCGATGCGGCCCTTGAACTTGGCCGTGAAGTGGCCGCCGCAATCGGCAGCTACACGATTACCGGAACGGAAGCCGCCCTTGAATTTGGCCGCGAGGTTGCCGCGGCAAGCGGCTCATATACCATCACCGGCACTGCGGCCTCGCTTGAACTTGGCAGGCTTGTAAGCGCCACTTCCGGCTCTTACGTCATAACCGGCACTGCGGCCAGCCTTGAATACGGCTATGTCCTGACCGCCGCAAGCGGCGCATATGCAATCAACGGCACCGACGCCACGCTGATTGTCACCGGGGCAAACAAGGTTCTCGTTGCCGACGCGGGCAGCTACACGATTAATGGCACCGCCGCGAGCCTGGAATACGGCTATCTCATTGCCGCCGAGGCTGGCAGCTACGCCATAACCGGCAGTGATGCCACGCTGACTATTACGGCAGCCCCAGCGGCGGATGAACCTACCGGCGGCGGCTGGCTTAGTGAAGCGCAGATCAGGGAACACGACGAAACCAGCGAGAAACGGCGCAGAAGGCGTCACGCACTAGAAGAAACCATAACCCTCGCTTACCAGCGGCTCACCGGCAAACTATCCGCCGCGCCAATTATCGCAGCGGCCCAAGGCAACCCGGAAAAGCTCGCGGTATCCGCTGAAAAACTGGCCGCGCAACTGGCAAGCAAGGCAAGCAGTTCGGCAAGGTTAAGGACAAGAAACGCCGCTATTATTGCCGATCTGCTTGCTCAAGCCGACGCTATACTTGACAAGAAAAAACTGGACTTTCAAATCGAAGAAGAAGCGATAATTCTACTACTCGCATAGGAGACAAGATATGCCCGACTTTTTAAACCCATCTTCGTCAATTGTCGAACGGGCCAGCGCAAGCTGCACGTTTACCCCAGCAGCATCATCGCATACCGGCCTTGATAGCGTCGGCGGGGCGCAGACCATGACATTTCCGGGATGCGCGGGCAGGATGATAAGCCTCCGCTATTACACCCTGAGCCTTGCGACAACCACGCCAATAACAACGGTTTACACCGCATTCCTGTTTAGCTCGACGCCGACGGTCATTGCCGACGATGCCGCCTTTGTGATAGCGGCGGCTGATGGCGCTAAACTGGCGGGCGGGCCTGTCGCCATTGCCCAGCCAACAGACTACACAAGCACATGGCAGCAGGCCAGCGCCCTTATAGCGGGCCAGCCAATTCAGCTTGTAACCGATACAGTTACAGTTTATCTCCAGCTGACCACGACAGCCACGACCGAAGCCGTCGCGTTCAAACTGACATTGTTCTACGACTACTGATGCCCGTAATCATGCGCATAAGCCATGCGCCGGAAGGCAGCCAACGGCACCGGGGCGATTTGCCAGCGCCAATGATTATGCGCCCGATCTCTGAATACAAGTCGCCCATAGATAACCGGCTAATCACCTCGCGCGGCGAGCGTAACGAGGATTGCAAGCGCAATGACGCGATACCGTGGGAACCCGGCATCGGAACCAAGGCAGGCGCTAAAGACCGCACGCCGGGGAAATACAAGAACCCAAGGTTTGCCAAGAAACGCAATCTCCCACTACACGAAAGCGTGAAGGATAAATGATGTGGCTGGCCAAGGCAGTCTTTCAAACTATACGCCAACCTTGCGCGAAAAGATGGTTTCGGCCCTTGCTCGCAATTGGTACGGCGACACACGCCAAGGCTATCAAGACGCTAACCGGCTGATGGGCGTTGCCGATCTGACGCCGGTCGGCATGGCAACCGGCATGTATGACGCGGGGCGCGATGTTGGTGCAGGAAACTACCCCAAGGCCGGACTTAACATGGCAATGGCACTAATCCCCGGACCCAATCTTGGCCACGGTTCGCCAGTTAAGGGGCTGAGTAAGTTAAAAAAATCTGAACGCGGCCCGCTAGGCCCCGGCGTTTACACTTCACCGTCTGGAAATGTAACAGACAGATATGCCGGGGCGGCAGGCCAAACCTATACGATGCCAGACGAATTTTATGACGTTTACACGGGCGCGGGGCACGACCGAATAGATAACGGCTGGGAAGGTTTCAAACAAGACAAGAAGCGCCTTTTGGCGGCGGCGGAGCCGGAAAAGAAAAAAGAAATAGCGGCGATGCTAGACAAGATGTGGTCAAGCGACGGATACCCACTATACGCGAAATTGCGGGGAATGTATGGCGGCGACGATGGGGCGCAGGCCCTCTTTAGAAGGGCTGGCTTCGACGGACTAAGCGGCCATGTGGACGGCCCCGAAACCCTTCTATTCAACGAGCAGAGGCTAAAATGATCCGCGAGGGAATATCGTCCGAGCTTACTCAAAACGAAGATGGTATGAAAATTCACATTTATGAAAAAGGCCGAGTGGCGGGGATTAGAGAAGTTGCGTATCTGCTCTGCTCGCTTCCAAACGCAAATTACATAGTCGGGGAAAATATCACTCAACTTCAAGAATTGGCTGACAAAATTGAAAAGGGACTAGTGAATGCCGCCTGAACTCGACAACACGTCGCAAGTCATAGACACCGCCCCGCCCCCAGTTGGCGCTATTCCAGACACAGCGCCACCCGCCCCAGCAGTAGAGACAGAACCAAACTGGGAAGAAGCGGCAGACGCGGAAATGTCCGCGATATACAAGAAGAACTATCCGGAACGCAGCGAAAACGGGCAGTTTGCCTCGCGCGAACCGAAAGACGAAACACAGACAGTTTTACCGGACCAGGCCCCGGTTGCGAAAGTTGAACCGCCCGTATCGGCCATCAACGCCCCGCAATCATGGTCCGCTGAGATGAAGGCGGTTTTTCCCACACTTCCACCCGCAGCGCAGGAGTTTATTGCGAAACGGGAAGGTGAGGCGCAAGCCAAGATCACCCAGCAAGGGCAGGAACTAAGCCAGTACGAACCTATCAAGGCGGTTTTTGAACAGCACCGGGATATTTTCGAGCGCAACGGCATGGATTACAGCGACGGCTTAGGCCGCTTGCTGAACGCCGAACGTATGCTCGAACAAAATCCCGCCGCTGCCATCGCACAAATCGCCCAGGCGTATGGCGTTGATCTCCGGCAATACAGCGGGCAGCAGCCATCTGGAACCGGCCCTGACACGGCCCTCCACCAGAGAATTGCGCAGCTGGAAAGCCAATTGAGCAACACAAGCACAAGGATTGAACAGCGCGAGAAGGCGGAAGCCGACCTGAAGCTCCAATCAATTGCCTCACTAATCGAAAAGTTTGCCTCGGACAAGCCCGACTGGGCTGACCTAGAAGACGACATTCACACTGAAATCATCGGCATCAGGGCGGCAATTTCCGCCAATGCAATGCCGGGGATGGAAGAAAGCCAAATTCTAGCCAGAGCCTATGAACGTGCCCAGCGCAACAACCCCGTTGCATGGGAGAAAAAGCAGGCATTGGAGCGGGAAGCGGCGGAGAAAAAGCGCATTGCGGAAGCGGCCAAGCAGGCCGAGGAAGCCAAGCGCTCGAAAAAGGTGAATGTGGTTTCAAGCCCCGCTAACGGGCGCACGGTCAGTTCAATGGACGACGATCTGAAGGCGACTTATCGGAAAATCAACTCCGCATAAGGAACCAAGGCCATGGCCTCACCCAACTCAACCTTCACCGAAATGGTGACAACCACGTTGCGCAATCACAAGAAAGAAGTGACTGACAACGTGAGCGATCAAAACGCCCTTTATTCTTGGCTCAAGCGCAAGGGCAACATCAGGACCGAAAGCGGCGGCTACGAAATCGTGCTGCCTCTGGACTATGCCGAGAACGGAACCTACCTCCGTTATAGCGGCTACGACACGCAGAACACTGCGGCGTCCGATGTCCTGTCAGCGGCCAAATATGACTGGTCGCAGATTTCAATCCACGTAACCGCATCGGGCCGTGAATTGAAAATGAACAACGGCGAAGAGGCGATGATCAAGCTGGTGAAAGCCCGCCTGAAAAACGCCACACGCACCGCCGCGAATAACATGTCAATCGACATTTATTCCGATGGCGCGTTGACCAACCAGATCGGCGGCCTTGCTGCGCTTATCACGCAGGCAGGCACCGGAACGGTTGGCGGCATCGTGTCGGGCACCTACACATTCTGGAAAAACCAGTTTGTTGACATGACCACACCCGCGTCAACCAACATCATCGGCTACATGAATGGCCTGTGGCTTGGCCTGGTGCGCGGCACCGACAAGCCCGACCTGATCGTGTCGTCGCACGACCTCTACAACTACTATGAATCGGCACTGCAGGCTAACCAGCGTTACGCTGACAGCAAATCCGCAAGCGCCGGTTTTGAGTCGTTGAAATACAAAACCGCCTCGGTGATCTTCGATAGCAACACGAACTTCACCACCACGACCGAGGATATGTACTTCCTCAATACCGACTATCTTTTCATGATTGAGCACAGCGAAGCGCAGTGGTCACAGGATGACGAGAAAGTCCCGGTAAACCAGGATGCGGTTGTTATCCCGATGTACTGGATGGGCCAGTTGGTTACGAGCAATCGCAACCTGCAGGGCCTGGCATTCGATACGTAATAATTAGCATCAGAAAGGAATAAAAACATGTCTACTTTTGTTGGTGCTAATCTCACCAAAACCTATACTGCCGCTGAACTGGCGACAGAAGGCAGCGCCCCCGCTTATGGGGACGTTTACAACGGGCTTGATGGCAAGCGTTACAAGTTCGTCAAGTACAACAACGGGCAGGCCGTGGCAGCCGTAGCGGGCAATTTCTGCTACGTCCACGCCGCGTCCGGTGCTTCTGCCGGTGAGTACAAGGAAGTCACGATGGACCTGTCGGATTCGGCAGGAGTCGGGGCCGGTGTGCTCTTGGCTGTCATTGCTGATGGTTCATACGGCTGGATTCAGACGTGGGGGGTTTACACACTCACCACGGCCCTGACAGCTGGTGCTGACGGCAATGCGCTGACGCCAGTTGGCTCAAGCGACGGAACGCTGGACGTTTCCGCCCTTGTAACCGACCATCTCTGCGCATTTGCACTCGATGCATCTGCTAAGATTGTGTTTGTTACCTGCCCATAACCGATTGGGGGAGCTTCGCGCTCCCCCTTTCCCATTTCAACATAAGGACCAAAAATGGAAGCCAATGCACTCAATATCCGCATTCACCGTTTCTACGAAGCCGTGGAACCCGTGCGCGACAAGGACGGCAAGCCGACCGGCGAGCTTAAAGCCCATGACATGGTGGACTACGGCCCTCCCGGCCAGATGGACAAGCTCGTGGTCCCGGCCCGCATTGAACGCATGAAACGGGCGGCTGAACCCGACGCAATGAACCAGAACCCGGCAATGCGCGTGGCATGGGACCGCTGGAAATTCATTGAACCGCATTACAACGCATGGAAGAAGGGCGAGGAATTGCCCCAGGACGGCGTGCCGCTTGCGGCGCTTAATTTCCTCCGGGCGGAAGATGCCGCAGTGCTGAAACGCCATGGCATCAAGACGGCGCAGGACTTGCGCGACATGCTTGACAGTGACTTGAGCAAGGTGCCGCTGCCGGCAATGCGCGAGAAGCGCGTGCAGGCCAAGCACTTCCTTGAAGCTCAGGACACCAACAAGGCGGCGGCGCGGATTGCCGCAGCGGAAAGCAAGGCCGATGATACGGCCCGCGAGCTTGAAGCGCTTAAAGCCCAAATGGCGTCTTTCATGGCGGCAAAGCAGGATGTTGACGTTGACGAAAACGGCGACAGGCTGCCCAAGAAACGCAAGACTTTAACCATGCCACAACAGGCGGCATAAACCATGACACTGCTCACTACCGTTCAAAACGCAATGACACTGGCGGGGCTACCCGTCCCGTCAAGCGTCTTTTCGTCAACCAACAACACGGTTGAGCAGTTCGTGCGCCTTGTCTATGTCGTGGGGCGTGACCTCCTGAAACGCAATGACTGGCAAAAGCTCCTGACTGTGGAAAGCCTGACCTGCGCTGCCACCAATGCGCAGACAGGCTATCCCGTGGCCGCGTTCGAGCGCATGGCGAGGGGAACCGATGTCTGGAATGCAACAAAAAAACAGGCGATCTACGGCCCGGCAAATTCCGAGGAATGGCGCGGGCTTATCACCCAGACGGCGGTGGCCTATCCGCAATACTGGCGCTTGATAAACGCGGTTCTAAACATCTACCCACCGACATCCGGGGATACAATCACCTTTGAGTATATCTCGAACAAGTGGATTTACCAGGCGGGAACCACGCTTGCCACAACCCTGATCGGGGATACCGACACATTCATATTCCCCGAAAACCTCATTGAGCAGGAGCTGGTATGGCGCTGGAAACAATCCAAGCAGCTTGATTATGCCGAGGATATGAAAACCGCGCAAATCGCCTTCGAGGATGAAAAGGCAAGTGACAGGGGCGGCAGCAGGATTATCACCACAGCCCGCCGGACGGTGGAGCGGCAACGCGGCACATGGCCCGGAACCGTAACGCCATAATGCGCCAAGCCGTACGCAGCAACCCGCAGAAAGCCCCACGGGCGCTCACCAAGCAAATCCCGTTCCCGGTCAAAGGATGGGCTTCACAGGAAAGCCCGGTCGAGGCTGAGGGGGATACCGCCCTTATCATGGACAACTGGTTTCCAGAAGCGGAAGGCGGAAGATTGCGCCGGGGCCATGCCTCGCACGCGACCGGCATGACCGGCGAAGTCCAGACGCTCGCGGTATATACCAGCGGCAGCGCAACCAAGATGTTCGCCGCCAATAACGGCAATATCTATGACGTATCAAGCGCGGGCGCGGTAGGCGCTGCGGCTGTTTCCGGCCTGACAAGCAACAAATGGCAACATACAATGTTTGCCAATGCCTCTGACCAGTATTTGTTTCTGGCCAACGGCGCGGATGATGTCAGGAGCTACAGCGGCGCGGCATGGGCGGCACCCACGATAACCGGCGTCACATCTTCGACCCTTGTTCATGTTGCGGCGCACAAATTCCGGCTATGGTTTACCCAGCTTAATACATCAGACCTGTGGTATCTCGCAACTAATGCGATTTCCGGCGCGGCAACTAAATTCTCGCTTGGCGGCCTGCTCAAGAAGGGCGGCTTTATCATGGCCTGCGGCACATGGTCGGTTGACGCGGGCGATGGCATGGATGACCTGTTCGTCGCGTGGTCCAGCGAAGGCGAAATAATCATCTATCAGGGCACCGACCCGGCCAGTGCCACGACATGGGTGCTTGTCGGGGTTTATTCATCCGGCAAGCCGGTGGGGCGGCGTTGCATGTTCCCCGTGGGTGGCGATTTGGCGCTTTTGACCGAGGACGGCATCTTGCCTATTTCGGAGCTTATCAAGGCCGACCGCGCGGTTGCGGGCAGCAAGGCGCTTACCGCAAGGATAAGGCAGGCTTACGCCGAAGCGGTGCAAAGGGCAGCGGAGAACTTTGGCTGGCAGCTCGTGAGCCACCCGATCCGCAATATGGCGCTGCTTAACGTGCCAGCCTCGACCGGCAATGCGGCTTCGCAGTTTGCCTTCAACACCATAACCGGCGCGTGGGCAAGGTTCACCGGAATGACGGCGGTTTGCTGGACGCATTTCGATAACGAGATTTATTTCGGCGGGACCGATGGCA